TGGCGCGAGACGATGGCGATTGCTCGACAACATGCGCCGATGATACAGCAGCTACCCCCAGTTTGTTTCCTTCAAGCAGGTCTGTGATCTGGTCAATCAGTTCAACCAGCCCGGACACTCCGGTAAGCGCAGTCTCCCCGTCAGGCGTCAATTCCACGTTCCCGACAATCTCCACCCGCGCAGTCGCAAGTAAAGCCGTTCCGCAGATACTTGCCTCGGTGAGCGTTACCCCATTAGGCTTTATCCCGACACACGGCAACCCAGTATCAAGCGGTCTCCAATCGGTTGCCGGGGTAACGTAGATATCGGCTGGGGCAATCGAATATCCAGATATCAGCATTGCGGCTGCGATAGCGTTCTGGATTGCCGGGAGTATGGCTTGCATCAGTATGTCAACTCCCCGACCCGCGCCGTGGATAGCGTGATCGTATAAACCCCGCCATCGTCCTTGACCTCGTCAACCGTCCATGCTGTTCCATCGATGGTCAACTGGTCCCTGACTGCTGGTTTCGTGATGCTCGTTTTCTTCACCAACAGGTCAAACATCGTTACCCACGTACCATCCAGAGCCGACCGGCCCGATATCTCGTCGCCTTTCACGCACACCACCGACGCTGCGCCGATGGTGTGCGTTGAGGCAAAGCCGTCAAGGTCAAAGTAGATATCGAGGTCTTCGGTTATCATCGTCGGCCTTTTTTGCGGAAAATCTGCGGTTCAGGCTCGATCTCTTCAAGTTTTCCCAGAAGCCAGGTATCGGATAGGTCGAGTCCTACCACTTCGCCAGCGGCAAACTGGACCGGGCTGATGATCCGATAGACCCCGTCCGTATCGGTTGCGACAACCGATCGCGGCCTTTTCCCGGCCTGAGCCGGGTTGAGCCCGATCAACCCTGACTTCAATTCAATCGCAGAGATGGTCCTGTATCGCTTCATTCCCGCCCCCTATTACGCCAGGGTTACAAGGCAAGCCCGCTGCCACAGCCCGTATCCTACGTTGCCGCTGTAGTCCACGCCGTACTGATGGGCCTTGTTGTCAAACTCGTACTCCGACCCTTCAGCCTTCGCGCCGATGGTGATGTCAGTTTCACGCTGGAAGATGAACGGCTTGATGTAGGAGTCGGTGCGAATGACTGCAAACTTGGTTGTCCAAGTCAGGCGCGGGTTGATGACGGCGCGGATATTGAAATCGCCCTTGAGCGCTTCGAGGATGGTCTGAGATGCGCCAACCTGCTGCACGCCGGTCACTGCTTGCATCGCAGTGTTGTAATAACTGGCAGGGGCCATGACCAAGAATGAGCTTGCGTCCTCGTTCATCGGCTCCCCGGCCCCGTCCTTGTAGCCCATGATGGAGGCAACGGCCTGACCGATGGCGATCTGGAACTCTTCGACCGATGGCGCAGTCGCAGTTCCGTGAACGGTTGCAGGAACACCGGCGATGGTCACAGTGATGTCGTTGCTCTGCGTGCCACTCGACCCTTCGGCATGTGATGTGCTGAAAAAATACTGCCCATCATAGCAGGTGCCGGCCTCGCCATTATCGATCAGCGTTGACAGGATGCTCGCCGGGTGAGTCATGGCCCGTTTTACGAGGTCTTGAATCCGAGGACGGATCATGTCGAACTTGTCGCGGCGAAGATCTTTGATATCGACGTTGAGGGTCGATTCCCAATCTTTATTGGAGATGGAAATCGAGCTTTCGGTGAAGGAATTCGCGTTCCGGCCACCGAGCCATTCCCGAAGCGCGGGAGTAGCCGACAGCCAGGGATACTCTTCACTAGCCTGGTTGGATTTGAACTGATTCGCCACCAGGGGGAACCATGCGGGGGGCATGGCGGTTTCAAGCGCTCTCTTGAACTCTCCAAGCATGAGCCGGGATGTAATTTTGTCCATTGTCTATCTCCTTCTGTCATCACGACAGTAGAATTGCAGTAACGCCTGTCCTGTCATCTCGACGGTCAGGCGCTTTTCACACTCAGGTTATGCCTGAGCCCATGTTCCATTGATCGAGGTAATGACAGGTCCATCTGCGTGGCCCAGGTCGAAGGTGAGATAATCACCCCGGCGAGCCGTTGCTTTTGTATTGACGATGGCCGCGCCGTCCGCGCCGGTCGTGTTCGGGCCGTGCATCTTGTCGGCGTTATCCGGGTCGGCAGTGACCTGAACAGTCCCAAACGGACCCATATTGACCAGAGTTACATCTCTGAGCGCTACCGCAGTGGCGCAGATGGTTACGACCGTATCAACCGTGCAGAAGATGTATTTGCCGGAATCCTGCGTATCGAGAGTCAGGGTTGCGGCCCCAAGGGTTTCCCGAATCTTCCCGGCATACGGGTCAACAAAATTGGTTACGTCGAAATCGACCTCAGCAACCCCGGCAGATACGTACCTGCGGACAAATCCGATGAAGACACCCCCGGTCGGGACGAAAGAGAATGCATTATCATCGGTAGCGTAGACCGGCTGGCCGACATCGGTAATGACTGCCCCGGCAACGGTCAGCTTAACGGTGCCTTTGCGGTACACATCGACGTTGATAGCAGCAGCGGCCCCACCCGTATTATCGGCCAGGGCGATAGCGAACCCGACGAACTTGTCGGCAGGGGTCAGCGGTCTGGCATGCCCGGAGGCGGCGACCAATCCGGCTGCGGCCCCCTGGTAGATCGCGTCATTTGCGATTACGGCAAATGTGTTGACATCTCCCCCCACCAGTACGCGAGGAGTGTTTACGGCTAATGTGGTCATGGTTTAACCTCTCGTGTGGATGGTTTTTACTTTGATGCCGGGGATTTCTTTGGAGTACGCGGCATACGATTCAAAACTGTCGGCGAATTCGGCCCGGAGTTCTGCGCTCTTATCCCATTCGGCCTTCAGTTTCTCGTCCTCGGTCATTTGCTGAGGGACATCTCCAGCCGACTGCTGGACAACCGGGGGCGCACCGTTCTGCAATCCGGTCAGGGTTGCAGCCCTCAGTTTGTTCTCAGCCTGAAGGACAACCACAGCGGCTTCCGGCCCGGAGGTCTTGCCGTCAAAGGCCAGTTCATTGATGATGGCCTCATGCCCCGGTAAGGACTGCGCCAGGACATCCTTGATCCGGCTGTTTTCGGCTTTTGCGCCCTCTTCGATACCGGCGCTATTGCCTTCTTCGATCAGTGCTTTTGCGATATCCGGATATTCCGCCCTGATCAATTCAAGGGTAATCTCCGGTTTCGCGGGTGTTTTTTCGGCCATATTGTGTACCTCCATGGCAGAAGATTTAGCGCCGGAGACACCGGCATTCAAAAGAGACCCAGGCACGCGCCTGAATCGCCCTAAAACTTCTTGATCGTAATTTGCTTGAGCTTCGATAGCGCCGGTCATCTTGTCAGCGAAACCATGCTCTATAGCCTCTTTCGCCGTCATCCAAGTTTCAGCGCTCATCATTTCGGCCAGAGCGCTGTCCTCTTTCCCGGTCTTGCCCCGGTATGCTGACAGGATGCCGACCTTGACCTTATCGAGCATGTCTGCAGCGGCCCGCATGTCATCGGCATTGCCACCGGCATACATCCAAGGGTCGTGGATCATGATCATGCCGTTTTCAGGTATTTCGATATCATCCCCGGCCATGGCAATTACCGAGGCGATGCTTGCGGCAATCCCGTCAATCTTTACGTGGATGTTTGCCTTGTGCGCCTTTAGTCCGTTGTAAATCGCCGTTCCCTCGAATACCGACCCGCCTAGCGAATTGATCCGTATGTCGATGTCATCAACATCCAGCCCGTTCAGGTCGGTGATGAAATCTTTCGCGCCCACACCCGATCCGTCCCACCAGTTTTTCCCTATCTGCTCATAGATCAGGATTTCGGCGCGGCGGCTTCCCGCCTTGTTGTTGACCTGCCAATATTTATTCATCTTCATCCTCGGTCTCGGTGCTTCCTTCCATCTCGGCGGATGCCAAAGTGGATGTAGAGCTGGCCAGCATGTTGTCTGCCCTGCGTTGCTCGACCTCTTTCTTTCTTTGCCGGTAAACCGTGTCACGGTCGCGCCCGGTCAAGGCCATTATTTCGTCCGCCTCGTTGCTCAACCCGCCGTCAATCCGCATGATTGCCGATTTGATAGCCTCAGATTCCTTGATATGGCCTGGAGCATCACCGACCCAATCGGAACCGAGCCATGCCTCGCGGACAATGGCATCTCCACCCAGGAAACCGGGGGCCGCCACTCTACCCCGCGCTACAGCTTCAGTGAGCCACAGTTCGTATATCGGCTGGCAGATAGACTCGGATAGCCAATCGCGCTTTCCCCGGAAAAACCGCCATGCTTCAAGGAATGCAGCTTGTGCCGCTGTGAATGAGGTATTGAACAGTTTCAGCATGACTTCGACCGGGATTTCCAGCCGTGCGCCGATCTGCTTTGAAACAGCCTGAACGAATGGATCAAAGGCCACGTTGGGTATCTTCGGGTCGGCAAACTGGACCTCTTCCCCATCTCCGAGGTCGAGAATATTCCCGTTACCGAGCTTGAAATCCTTGTCGGTCGATGTCCCGCCCGTTTCGGCCTGCGTGTCCAGCAGGTTCAGTCCTTCACCGTCAGCAGACTTGACGAAAACCGTGAACAGAGACGATACGACCGCCCGCATGATCTCGTTTTCCGTCATTCTGGAAAGTTGTTTGATTTCTTCGATGACCGGCGCAAGAAAAGGAATTCCCCTGTTCTGCCCGACCCTTACTTTATGATAGAGCAACCATGACACCTTCTGATCAAACTCATTGAAAGCGTTGATCGAGGTCCATTTCTGCTCTCTGCTGTAGAGATTGCCGGGATGTGCTGACTGAACGTGGTATTTTCTCACCACCCCATTACTATCCCGCTCGACCCCGCCTGAAAACGTGTCGGTATCAACCGCGTTACCAGGATTGCTGACTCGGTCGGCCTCGATCAGTTGGATTTTCAGTCCGTAGGCGTTCGATTGATACTGTTTGAATGGGGTTGAAACGAGAACATCGCCATTTTCAAGGCATGACCGAAATGCCAGTTCTTGAAGCTGATAAAAAGTCAATTGACGCTGGATGTCAGCCTGTTTGCACCACAGCCGGAATTCTGCCTCTGTCGATGCTTCCCATTTGCTCGCCTGTTCATCGGTGAGGCTGAGGACATCACGGTTGATCCGGCATTGAAGAGAAAGGCCAGTGCCGACAACGGAGGTTACAGCGGTATTGATTGCCGCCCCGCCGATGGAATTGTTCCGGTAGAGGTCACGGGACCGCTCGCGGAGGTCTGGAAGATCAGGAAGGAGGTCGGCGTCGGAGTCGCCACCACCGACAGTCCATCCGGAGAGAGAACGGCGCGTCTTGTTGGCACCGTGATAACTGGATGCCATCAGGAGAGCCGCGCGGGTGCGGTAGATTTTAGCGGAAAAGTCAGGTGCGAAATGCGAAAGAACCCGCTCCCATTTGGTAGGCTTCGGAGGTCTCATACATCCACCGGAGTAATGCCGCGCACACGGATGCCACCTGTTCCGCCAGCCGCTTCACGTTTCGCCAGTGGATATAATCGCTCTTCCCTGGCGTAGAGTGCGGCGATATCACCCTTCACGTATTTTCTCCCGGCAACCTCAACCCATTGCGCCCCGGTCTCAATCGCCGCGATTGCCGCCTGTACGGATTCAAGCTGCTCGGTATAGGTCTTTATCGCCATTCAGCCCCATAAACGCAAAAAGCCCCCGGACACAGGTATTCCCGCGTCCGAGGGCTTCAATTTCCGGCTATATCCGGTTTCGGCTATCTCAGTCTGATTCTCTCGTTTCTCATTTTATTCCGAAAAAAAGGAAAAATCAAGAGTTAATTTCGAGATTGTGCTTTGAATTGCGATATTGTTACATCCCCCCGCTCCGAACAGTCCTCTTTTTCTGCACCCGCACCACCTCGTTCCTGTTTACGCTCATATCACCGAACCCGCCTTGACCGACATTCACAACGAAAGTGATCTGTCCCGTCCATTTTTCCGACTTTGCGGACGCGATACGCACGGCGATACCTGCAATGATGTCGGTCTGCGCTTCGTCGAGGTTGCTTAATAGCCGTTGCAGGTCGGCGTTTACCATCAATTTACCCCCCCTGACCGGACGCGCCGGCCTGGTCGCTGATATTTTACCGGAGACGGCTGCGGGAGATTGAGCCGTCTATGCTCTGAATCGGCGTCATGTTTCAGTTTCAACCGTTGCATGTTGACATTCAGCCGCGCCAATGCAGCCAAATTACCAACCCGGCAATCAAGCGGCTCATTCGGCCCCAGTTTATGCCATTCATGCCCGACTACCACCCCCGAACGTCTCTTCGGCCTCTTTTCCTCGTTGGTCAGCTTCTTGAAATAGTCCGGCCCATAATTGCTGGGGAAATGGCAGTATCCCGGCCCTGGCTGATGTATCTTATTCAGCCGGTTAAAGGCCGTTTCCTTCGCCTCATCGGTGTTAATCGGAAATTGCAGCGTCTTTTTACCCGCTTCGCCCTGATACGACCCTTTGCCAAGTAGCGGCCCGGAATACTGCGCTTTGCCTTTCGTTGCGTAGATATTGCGCCTCTTTCGCGGTCGCGTGAAGTCGAATACCCTGGAAGGAAGATACCCGGAGTCTACCATTCCCCCGGCAATCGGCAAAACGACCCCGTCCTCCCGTACGAATTTCCGCAATGTCTGGTCATCCAAATGCGCCCACACGTCATCGCGTTCAGGATCGCCTGGAATTACCACGTAATCGATTGACCATGATTCTTCGTTCAGCCCCCACCCGACTATCTCAAGCTCGATGCGGCTGTCTTTCCCGCCCTGGACATCGGCCCCGAATGTGACCATAAGGATTTCATTCGGTAGCGGTTCCTCGGCTCGGTAATCCTCCAGCCGATCCCCGGAGAACTGGCCCGACTCGACCTTGTCGCCGGTTTCTTCCCAGGTTTCCGCGAGACGGGTATTAACAAACGTCTTGAGTTTGAAATTGCTGCCCGTCTTTGACTCCGCAACCGCCTCCAGCCACTTTTCGACCGTGTTGCTCCATGTCGTATAGTAGCTGTATGCGCTCCAAATCTTCGCCCCGATCCGCCGCGGTCTATCGCATACCTCACCGTCTGCCCCATAGAACAGGTCGGTATCGTCCCGGTAGGCAATCCCGCTCTCGGTCTGCCACCATCCCGCCTCGTCCATCGCCGGATACTGATGATACTCGATGGCATGGC